ATAAAATAGCATATGTTTCTTTTGTTAGTGAAACATTTTTATACTTTGACATATCAGTCATGTTTGTTTCCTTTCATATTAATAACCGATATATAGTTGATTTTATAGGATTGTCAAGTATGAAATTTGTTTTAGCATTAATTCTTTGTTCGCAAACGCAACAAATATGTATGCCGCCTCACCAATGGCCTGAATTATTTAATAGTCAGTATGATTGCTTGATGTTTGGTTATAAAGAATCAGAAAAGAAAATGAAAGAAATTGGCAGAAAAGAAGTCAACGAACACAGCATGTTTATTAGGTTTACCTGCACACCACAAAACACGATTTGACAATATGGCAGAATTATGGTATGGCGAGATTATCTTCTCACCATTACCTACCCTTTCACTCTCTCTTTAGGGTAGGTTTATCTACACATACAACCAATCAGTGCACTACCATCATTCATGATATGCAAGTTTAGCGTATCTACATAGCCAGATAGTTTTAATCTAAGTATCTCGCAAAGATCAAAACAATCAACGTCGTTTGTCAAAACTATTCCATCCATCATCTGTTTTGTAACTGGAATTAGTTGATACAAATTGTCGTTTAAAATAATTAGTTCCATGTATCTCCTTTACAAGTTTATACCATAGTTCTTTATACTTTGGATCTTTTGTTTTGTTCCAAAGATTAGCTAGTTCATCAAGATCTTTTCTCTGTGCCATTCGATGTGCCTAACGCTATTATTTTTTTTAAACTAGGAGCTGACAATTGTAAGTTTACGCCGTAAGATCTCCATTGTTGTTTCATTATGTTTAACTCTAACAACAATGTTGAGTATTGTCGTTGAGATATTTTGTTTGTTTTTATTGTTATAGTTTTTTCTTTCATACCCTAAGACTAGGATATTTTGGGATATTTGTCAACGCCCTTGTCGGTTGTATTTTTTATACGATCTTTTCTTTGATTTATTTAGGTTTTTTGTATGTCTTCCTGGACGTTTACGAGGTTTTGGACGTGGAACGAAGTGTATAAACTTTTGTCTAGCCATCTTTTTCGAAATACTTTTCTACATCTGACATTAAAGATTTAGATGTAAGATGTGGTATATAACTTATAACACCATTTACTTTCTGCTCTAAATCAGAGCCACACGTCAGACATCTAAAATATTGTTTAGTAATTCCAACTAGTGGTGTGTACTCATCACACGTTGGGCAGATACCATTAACTATCTCTGCTGTTATTTTGAAATTTTTTCCTGTCATAAGCTTTTTTATTCTTTACCACTTTCTGACGATAACGTCTATCTTTTAAATACTTCGCCATTGGGTTCTTTTTCTTATTCAAGGATTAAAGCTTTAATGTATTTTCTTCCTTGGTATAACTCTATTTCTGCTTTACCCTTATAGCATTTGTAAGATACAGATTCTGAAAAAGTTCTCTCTGCTTCACGCTTGCCACGAAGGCATTGCGCCATTCCGTTAGGCTGGATCAAGTGTTCCTTGATCTCTCCATTTACAAACATAAGCAGGGCCACTATAGACTCTATCATTGATGGCTCCCATTTGTGTATTTCATTTCTCTGTTTGCATCTTTTAATTTTTCGATGTCCACTAAAACTTTATCCATCTGTCTTCTTAAAAATTCTATATTAACTTTGTTTAACGCCATGTTTTCTATGTGCGCGTTTAACTTATCGGTAGTCTTATAAAGATCTTCGATCATCATAAATTGTTCGCTATCTGCAGGAAGTGCTCCAAGTTGGCCCCGTGGCCATTTTATTCTAAACTCTGTATTTTCTTCCAGGTCTTTTTCCATCAATTCTAATCTTGTGCTGTGTTGATTAAGTTTTTCTACCATTTGAAAATAACCCATCGTGCCGAGTGCTACGATTATGATTAAACTGGCAACCGTCTTCATAGGCATCTGCACGGCAGCAGATTCAGATATTGTTAAAGGTTTTTTACTCATGTTTTGGTTTTGGTAGCGGGATTATATAATTTTTTGGATCAACTTGCAATGGCTGCTGTGGTCGTACAAAAACCGCCAGTAAACATAACAAAATTATAAGTATTGCTGTGAACCTGTAGTCCATAACAACCCCCAATCATTAGTCTCTAGTCCAAAACCAACTTTTGATTTTTTTCCAAATTTTTTTAATCATTTTTCTTTTCCTCTATTTCATAGAAGAACTTGTCGGTATCTTCTGTCCGCCATGCTCTACTATCTTCTACGTTCCATTCAGAGGTCTGCACTTTCCAATCAGGTGTTTTATCTTTCACGGTGAAAGAAGGTATATCCCATATACATCTGTTGTTAGGCTGTGCTGCAAAATTGCCATCATCGAGAGCAATAATGTGAGCGCACTTGTGTTCGTGCGGAATTTCTGAATGATCAGTGTCAAGTATGTTAGCTTCTGGATGTGCAAAGTCAATAGTAAATAAATATTTTCCTGGGTGCCATTTTTTGTCTTTTCCAATATACTTACCGGCTTGCGATTCTAAGATGTCCCAAGAAGTGACAGCAGGATAATAAGAAAAACAATTCCAGAGCTGAAGTTCATCAAGTCGTCGCTTGGGCACTCTGGATGGGTCAAATCCCTTTTGAATAAACGCGCTAATAGGTAAGCGATAAAATATTGCACCGTTTTCCATAATAGCATGCCATAGTATGCTCCTTCCAGTAAGAGCTGATATGCCGAAGATAATGCAGTCTTCAACTTCTCCATGATGTTTTTTGAGATCATATAAAAATTCTCTTCTTATCTGTGCATAAACCGGTGGTATATTTGCATTTAAATAAGCCATAAATCATTCTATTTCCCCCCAATGTTTACCTTTTTCATAGTCAACTTTATTGGGTACTTCTAAGTTAACAGCATTTTCCATAATCTCAATAACTTTATCTGCTTCATGTTGATCCTTAATTGATATGTTTAATTCATCATGTATTTGTATTAAAGGTATTATTTTTTCATTATATAAGTCTAACATAGCTTTTTTAATCATATCTGCCGCTGATCCTTGTATAAGTTTATTAAGAGCCTTGTATGTAAAAGCTCTCTTGATCCCTGGTCCGTGTTCCATGAGTGCATCCTCATGACTTAAAGGTTTGTGTATACCGAATTGATTAGGCTCCCACAAATGAAAATGACAAAGTCTACCCAGCAGAGTTCTTATTTGTCCTCTTCTTTCTGCTCTGTCTGTTGCATGATTCATTAATTGTTTTACAAAAGGAACTCTATTTTCATATTGTTTTATTATTCTACTTGCTTCTTCATCAGAAACACCTAACTCTCCTTTTAATTTATTTTTACCCATTCCATAAAACTTACCAAGATTAATAGTCTTTGCTTGATCTCTAGGTATATCAGCCATTTCAGAAACTATCTTATGGAAATCTGCTTTTGAATCTTGAGCATAATTCTCTTTAAACTCGTCAGCTCCTGGTAATTCAGTCAAACAAGCATAATGCACTACCAACCTAGGCTCTTGTTGAGAATAGTCAAAACAACCCCATGTATGGCCCTCCTCGGGCACAAATATAGTCCTAAGTTGGTTACCCATGTCATTTCCAGATTTAGGTATTTGTTGTAAATTAGGGTGTGTCATAGAAAATCTACCAGTTACGGTGCCTCCAAACTCTGACCTTAATTGGTTTATATCAGCATGTATTCTACCTTTATGCACATATCTAAATATAGACTCCATAAAAGTGGTTCTAGCTTTGTTGGCTTGTCTAGCATTATTAATTAAATTTATAATAAAGTTGTTGTGGTTTTTTAAAAAGTTTTTTGTAAAACTAGGAGCCTTTGTTTTTTCTGTTTTAGGGTAATCTAATTTTAAATGTTCAAATACTTTAGCTATTGATCTTGCAGCCCAAAGATCGGGGGCAAAGCCTATTTCATCTTTTATTCCTTTTAACATTGTATTCTCTGCTTTAATAAGATTTTTTTCTACCATCTTTGCGTGTTCTAAATCTACTCGGACACCTCTTGATTTCATTTCAACCAGACATGGAAACAAAGACGTTTCAAGATCAAATATAGAATTTAAATCTTGGTGGTTCATTTCTTTTTTAAGTTCTTGCCAAAGAGCAAAAGTTATCTCTGCATCTTTTTCTGCGTACTCTCCAACATACATTGCAGGTAGTTTGTACATTTCTGCTTTAGGATCTATACCCCATGCTTGTGCAGCTTCATTAAGAGATGATTCATTCTTAGACAATCCTGTGAATTGTTTTGCTACACTATTTAAATCATATCTCATTCTGTTTTCATCTATAAGAGATGTAGCTATCATTGTATCTACTATCTTACCATTTATCTCATAACCTTCTGCTTTCAACCAACAAACATCATACATTGCGTTGTGAAATATTTTTGTAGAAGAATTTTTTAAAATACTTTGCATCCAAGCCATGACTTTTTTGTTATCCATGTTTCCACCACCCTCGTGCCTTATGGGGAAATAGCCAGACCAGTTTTTTACTGCCACAGCAAAACCTACTATGTTACCAGCTTCTCTAAACATACCAGGACCCATTTTTTTAAGCTCTGGATCTTTAGTTTCTAAGTCTATTGCTATCTCATCATGATTAGATAAATCGGGAAAAGTATCTGGCTGCACCCATTCTGTGGGTGTGCTAAACATGGGTTTTTGTATCATGAGTAATCTCTCTCTAAAATCATTTCTAAATAATGGATTGCTTTCTTAATATCTTCTTCCTTCCCTTTTACAGAATGCCTGCAGATGTACTTTATAGCATTTCCCTCTGCAAACAAGAGTTTATTTTCATTAATAAACTCTGCTGGTTGAATCTTCATCAAGCGATAATGTTTCCCGCCTACCTGCTCCTCTAATGAATTGTATGTCGTTCCTTTAAACATTCCTTTATTTGTCATACTTCCTCCTTTTTATAATAATATCTATCCAACATTTCAAAAGATTGTTCACCTATTTTTGTTCTTGGTCTTGGTCTGTACA